CCTTAAATGGAATATATTAAGTTTTGGCGTGTTTCCTCAACCTAAGTATAACAGCATTTTATATTGTCAACTTGTCGTCTCCACGACGCTTTGGCTCTGGGGCCCAGCTATTATTGGTCAAATCTGGCATTTGATGATAATCAAAATCAATAATAATCTTATTTCCTGCATAGGTTCTAGCTGTTCCAAAGTCTATAATATCCCTTACCTCTTCTAGCTGGTATACTTTAAAATTATGAAAATAGAACATGTTATCCACTAATCCTTCTGCACCACCTAGATTTACCCTGCGGTTTGAGCACCAACTATTTATTTCTTGTGCAGACTCATCTCCCCTATCCAATAATCTAAAAACAGCCTCAGTAATCTGAACCATTTTTTCTATGCTAGTATCAGCAGTAGCATAAAAATAATATAATATTTGTTCACACTTAATATGTGGAAATCCAGTTCTATTCATTTTAAACATGCGATCATATGTAGCCATAACATCACCAGACGGGAATGTTTGCGTAAGAGCATCTAGGGTTGAGGGCTGGGTTGGAAAAAATGGAACATCTTCAATATTAATAAGAAGAGATATTTTATCTTGTAAATATTTGTTTATCCATAAAACTGGAGTATTAAGAAGTGTATCGTTTGCCATTATATTTTATAACCAGCCTTTGCAATCCATGCATATCCTGTTGATATTCCCGCAGATCTGCCAGCTGTTTTTCCTTTTTGTAAATTCTTTTTATAAATTACAGGTTTTTTTAAATATTCTCTTATACCGCTTGATTTTAAAAATGCTTGAGTAAAATATTTAGAAAAAAATAAATTTAATGTTTTTTGAAATCCATTTTGTGCTGCCGATCCGCCTGGATTTTCAATTTTAATTGGAGATCTAGTAAACACTTCTTCTCCATTGTCATCAAAAGCTAATACACTAGATTTTTTAGGACGTATTGTAACTGGTATTCCCTTTTCAATAATTTCTGCTTTGTTATAAAATGGAACTGTTGAACCATTTTTGATTGAAGAAGATTGTTTAAAATTAGAATAAAACGACAATCCTACATTGTTTACACTAAAATCAATATCAAATAATCTTGCATCTGGACTTCCAGTACGATACCATTCATAAACATGATGAAGCATTTGTGGATTAGAACGTGCATTTGAGTCAATAAATTTTTCTAATATTTCTTTTGTTAATAATCCAATATTTTTTAAAAAAACAGTTTTGCCAGACTTAACACCATCTAAAAATCCTAACGAATAATTAATGATATTGTTCATATCGGATATAAACCTAGTTTGATTAAGTCTAACTGTCATCATAAGTCTGATGCCTGATTTTCTGATCTACGAATTACAACTTTATAATAATCAATTTCTCCAAATGGGCTAATTATAGGCTCATTAGATGCCACTTCAAAAAGCGTTGAACGACCAGTTCTTGGCCCTGCTGTTTCTATATATATCGGTTGATCATTTCTAGTTCTAATATTAGTAATAATAATATTTACTATTGAATCTTTTGAATTTGATTCACTAATTCTCAAATCATCTTTAACTCTACCAAGAAGAATCATTTCCATGTTAATCATTGGATTAGGCTTAACTTCTTCTCCCCAAGCTGTTCCCGCTGGAGCAAAATTGCAAATTATAGTTCTATCAACAACCCATGTTTTTTGAACATTGCCGTATGCTCCTTGCTCAACTATTGGATAGTAAATATCAGCTTTTAATGGATATAAAAAATCTGGAGTATTACAAATAACCATAATTATAATACTCCAGGCTTTGAGATGTTGCTCTTATACTTATCCAATATCTTATCAACTAATATATTTCCAGTACCGTCTAAAGCAGATTTATCAATCTGAATTCTAAACTGGTCTGTTGAATAATTTAGAATATATCGTTTATAGTAATCAAGTTTGCCACATCTAATGTCATCTATTAGCATGAGTGTTGCATCTTTGATATCATTAGGAACAACCTTGTACCCTTGTTCTAATAAGAAAATATAATCATATCCTTTTGGAAATGCAACTCCAGGAGATATTGTGTATATGTTGCCACTATCTTCTGTATCAAACAAAGCATAAGAATCTGATGGGGCAACCATAATATTTGGTGGCTGTTGTTCTGAACGATTAAATCCATCTATTGCAGCAACTGGATCTTTAGTAATAGATGTTTTATCTTTTGTAATTAAATAATTCCAACCTGCTAATGCTGGCCCATCTTCAGTATTTGATGAATCGTACACTAATAAAGAATTTTCATATACTTTTAAAATTTTATATGTGCGATTCCACAACGGCATATAGTCTGTTCCCTGACCAACGGTTTCAACATAATCTGTATAATAATAAAATCCGCCAGCGATAGAGTCAATTATTGTTCGTGCTAATTTTTCGTACCCATCATATTCGGCTATTTCGCTTGCTGTTGTTCCCAAAGTTGATACATCAACATATGGCCTTAATATTTCTAAATTATCTTCTACAACTAAGTCGCCATACTCTCCCTCACCAGCATCTTCATAAACTTCTAGTGAATAAGAATCATCATATTGTGATAATGCCTGTGGTATTTCATATGTTATATTAAAACTTTCGTCTGCCTCAAGAGTAGCAGTCTCAGCAACAAGAACATCTCTGCTTTTATCTTTTATAACAACAAGATATTCTCCAGCTCCTGGAACTGAATATACTACAGAAAGTGGATACGGTGGCTTTCTTAATACTTCCATTATTTTTTAACCTTAAAATGTTTTGCTACCTCATCGGGAGTTGCTATGCGAACTGCCTTGTGAGAAAGCCATTTTTCGGAAACCTCCTTTGGTAATATTGTATACCCCTTGTTTAATTCACCTACCCCATTCCAAGATAAATTACGTGAAGAAAATACTGCAATTTTTTGATCTGTAATTGCTCTTTTTCTTTCTTCTTTAACCTCTATTTGTTTTTCTGTTGGAATAAAAGAAAAAATAACCTCAAGTATTTCATTTTTAGTACTTACTCCAAATAAATCTATATTATTTTTTTTAGCATATGATTTTAATTGTGGTACTGTTTTTTTCTTTAAATCTTTTATTAATTCTAATGACATATTATCCTCCACCGCTATTATATCAGAAAGTGAAGAAGGAGGGTAGTTTTTACACTACCCTCCTCTTTCATTTATTCAATTGTTTTTAGGAATCAGATGCTGCATCTGCGAACGCAACTGCATCAAGCTCTTCCCATTGCAGACCAAATCGGACGAATACTGTGTACTCAACTGTATCCTTCTTTGGCTTGTATTCACGGTTAACTGTGATGTCTCGCTGGAAACCCCAAACACGGTTAGCAGGGAATGTCAAGTCAACATAATCTGCTGGGTAGTAAGGAACTTCCATAACATCTACACCGAGAACACGAGTGGTTCGTGCATTACCAAATGTCTGCCCTGCACCATCAAGGTATGCCTGACGCTGTGGGTTAGCACCTGCTGGTGTACCAGCGAATGCTTCGGCAATTGCATCTGCAAGTGTACCGTTGTTGCGAACGATACCTTGGAATGCATCGGTACCTGCATAGAACTTAAGATTGCTCTTAATTGCACGGTACTTACGTGGCATTGCAAGGATAATGTCCTGCATGACAACTGGAGTCCAGTCATCGTTGCTTACTGTGACAAGTGCTTCGTGAGCATCGCTGCCATCGGTAACCTTGTGAACGAAACCTTCCATGATTGAAAGGAAGTTGCCTGTTGAACCATCACCATTAATGGCAAGGTCTTCAATATCATTAGCAAATGCATTGGTCATCAAGCGAACGAGATGATCCTCAAGTGCACCGCCTTCAATATTGTCTTCAAGCGATTCTGTAGAAACTTCCCAATCAAGACGAATCTTCTTGGTTGTGAGCTCCACCTTTGTGAAGGTTGCGCCAGCGTTTGTGTATGTGCTATCAGCCTGTGCTGCTGCACGAATAACACGCTCACCAACATTTACCTTCTCAATTTCCATGGTGTTTGCCCGCATAGTAACTCTGCGTCCATCTTTGGCGAGAACTGTTGCATCCCACACATAGTCAATGAAGCGACGAGCTTGCTCAGGGGCAAGGATACCACCTGGCGTACCAGTTGGATTTACAGCGTTGATACCATCTGTTGAGCCAAAGCTGGCCTGAGAAAGGTTACCAAGAGACGCTGCTGGAGAAAGGTTACCATCAGGACCTGTAGCTGTAGCACCTCCGACACCACCAGATGCAAATGCACCTTGTCCGTCATGATTGTGAGCCTCAGT